CCCCCGCCGTAGTGCGCGAGGATGCCACACACTGGCACATGTTCGGCGTGGTGCAGGATACCACCTACCTCTCTGCTAAAACCGCAGATTATCAGCGAATCACTTATCGTTTTTCGGTGGACGGCATTACGTGGGGGGCGGTGCAGTATTTGGGCACGGTGGCCGAGTTTACCGCAGCTTATCCGGGCTTTGAACCCAACCACATCACGGCAGTGGCAAATCCTGCTATTTCGGGACAGATTGACCTATTGATAAACGCGCTAGTGACGCCAAGACCTGCTTCGTGGCTGAGTGGGTGCCGACTGTTTCACGCCGTTGTCAACCTACCCGACCCGACCGCAATCAGTTATCCCTTGGCACCTACGGCGGTACTTGCTCCTGTCGCTGGCAGTTGGGATGACATCGGCATTTACAGATCCGGTTTTACGCTGACAGCGGCTAGCGGCGAGATGACCATGCGCCTCTGGTACTCCGGCATAGCGAACACCGATTCTTACCCCGAGAGTTGCCGCACTGGCTACACGGAAGGGGTGGTCTACCAGTATGACGCTGGCGGGGTGATTACACCATATGGCGAGTTCACCATCGCCGACGCCTACAGCGCATCATCCGCCGACAACATCGCCCTCGCCCTGGCAGGCGGCACTTTCGCCATAGCCGGTGCCTACAGTGCCAGCTCTGCCGACAATCTGACCCTCTCGCAATCAAGCAGCGTCACATGGCCGATCCGTTCCATCACCGGAGACGCCCGAACCCTCAACAAAACCCTGCGGCGGTTCGTCGCGGGAACATGGCAATAAAGGAGAAAATGACATGGCTAAGAAATACGCAGACGCAGTATTTGACGCGGCACTCGCAAAGATCGCCACAGGGACCACTCTCAGCTTTTGCAGCGCGGAACCCGCCAACTATGCCGGTATCGCAGCGGTAAAGCTGGCAGGCGTGACGGTGACAGCGGGCGACGGCAACGGTGATTACACCATCGCTGACGGGCCGGTAAGCGGGCGCAAAGTCACCGTGGGGGCGCAGACGGGCATGACCCCCACAGCCAACGGGACCATCATCTATGCCTGCGTTGACGATGGTACGACCCTTCTTGCCGGTACCAGCGTGACCAGCCAGGCAGTCACGACCGCGCAGACGTGGGACTCGCCCGCATTCGCTTTCGGCATCACGGACCCGGTGTAAGTAATAATTCTCTTGACTTAGCACCCGAAACAGAGTAGGGAAACAACACAACTGAGTAACACAAAACCGCCGCCGGGTAATCAACGGGCGCTTACACGGAGCCGCCATCCACAAAGGGCGCGAAGGAGATGCAAATGGAAGACTGGCTTGAGGATGCCGTAATCGAAGAACCGGAAGTGGCCGCGCAGGAGACGGTGGGGGAAACGGGCGAAGAAGCAACTCAGGACGCCGCTGAGCCCCCCGCTGAGAAGCCTGCAGCAAAGCCCGAAGAAGGACTTCAGGCCGCACTCCTTGCAGAGCGCCGGAAGCGGCAGGAGCTAGAGCAGAGGCTGGCCGCAAAGCCGGAAGAGCCGAAAGCCGACTTTTGGGAAGATCCTGAAGCGCGACTAGCCCAGACCGAGCAAAAGTTTCAGCAGCAGCTTATCAACCAGAAGCTCGACATGTCCGAAGCCTTCGCCCGCGACAAGTACGCCGATTTTGGCGACAAGATCGTCATCTTCGAGGCGATGGTACAGGAGAACCCCGCACTCTATCAGCAGATGCTGGCGCAGGCGAACCCCGCCGATTTCGCCTACAGGACGGCGACGAACCAGCAGAAGCTGCAGGAGATGGGCGACCCGACCGCGTACGAGCAGAAGCTGCGTGAGAAGATCACCGCAGAGATTGAAGCGAAGTACGCGACCAAGGGCGCGGCAGAGCATCAGAAGCGCGCAGAACTCCCTGGCACGCTGGCTACGGTATCCGGCGCAGGGGGAGCAACAGCACAAACGTGGAGCGGGCCTACCTCGCTTGACGACCTACTCAGATAAGCCTTTACCGGAGAACACCGATCAGGCACAACCATTTAACCGGAACGTCGTGAGACAGTCCCGTAAGGAGAAACACCATGGCAAATACCGCCGTAGCTGCAGGCCTCACTGTTCAGCAGTGGGATGACAAGTTTTTTACCGAGTACATCCGCGCCAACCGCTTCAAGAAGTATATGGGCAAGGATGAGAACAGCATCATCCAGATGAAGGAGGATCTGACCGCCAAGAAGGGCAAGACGGTTACCTACTCCCTGGTCAACTCCCTCTCCGGCGCGGGCGTCACCGGTTCCGCTACCCTCGTCGGTTCCGAAGAGAAGATGAACAGCCGGTCCTGCACCGTCACCGTCAACAAGATCCGCAACGCGGTCGTTGTGCCGGAGATTGATGAGCAGTACAGCGCCATTTCCCTCCGCGATGCCGGCCGCGTGGTCCTGAAAGACTGGATTCTGCGCAAGACCAAGACTGACATCATCAACGCCCTCGGTCAGGTCGGCGGCGACTACGCAGGCACCATCTACACCATCTTTCAGGCAGCAGGTGGGGCAACCACCACAGCCCAGGATATCTGGTGCGCCGCCAACTCCGACCGCGTTCTTTTTGGGGCCGCAACGTCCAACTACTCCGCGACCTTCGCAACCGCTCTCGGCAACGTGGACGACTCCGGCGACCTGATCACCGCCGCCCGCCTGAACCTGATGAAAGCCCTCGCCAAGACCGCCTCTCCCGCGATCCGCCCCGTCACCGTCAACGGTGATGAGGAATGGTATGTGGTCTTTACCGGTACCAAGAACTTCAAGCGGCTCCAGGAGGACTCGACCATCGCCACCGCCAACCGCGACGCCCTTCAGCGCGGGAAGGACAACCCGATCTTCACCGGCGACTCCCTCATGTACAACGGCATGATCATCAGGGAGATCCCCGAAATCGGCGATTGCGCCATCACCGGTGGCACCTCTGCCGACGTGCAGCCGGTATTCCTCTGCGGCGCCCAGGCTCTCGGCTTCGCAGTGGCGCAGAGGTCCAAGACCGTGACGGATGACACGGACTATGGCGATAAGGCAGGGGTAGCCTTGCAAGAGATTCGCGGGATTCAGAAGTTGATGTTCGGAAGCGATGCTACTGTAGATACCACCACCAAGAAGGACAATGGTATCTTCACCGGCTTCTTCGCTGCACCTGCTCTGGCAAGCGCCTAGGTAATCGTACTTGACTTTTCGTATACCATTGTGGTATCTTGCTGACAAAGGAGATACCACAATGCGAAAACAATGCACGGTTGACGGATGTGAAGAAAACGTAAAAGGCTTGGGTTTCTGCGCTAAGCACTACCAGCAGTACAAAAAGGGGCGGGACCCGCACGACAAGACACCTCCCCCCCCCAAGGTGTGCAGCGTAGAAGGATGCAACAGGCCCCACACAGCGCACAGCTTCTGCTCCATGCACCTATTGAGGTGGCAAAAGGGTCAAGACCTCAGGACGCCGAACAGGAACGGGCTGTCATTAAGAGAGAAATTTGACAAGTATGTTGTAAAGGGCGACCAGTGCTGGGGGTGGAAGGGCCATAAAAACGGTGACGGGTACGGGACCATTAAGGACAGCACCGATTACAGTGGCAAGAAGGCCCACAGAGTTTCTTACGAACTGCATGTAGGCAAAATCCCCAAGGGAATGCTTGTTTGCCATAAGTGTGACAACCCTGGATGCGTTAACCCTGACCACCTTTTCCTCGGAACCCAGCATGACAACATGATTGACATGGCGATAAAGGGCAGGCACACGGGCAAGTTAACCCCTGATGAGGTTGCCAAGATAAGAACGTTGTCAGGGACAGACACCCACAAGAACATAGCTTCACTCTTTGGGCTAAGCCAACAAACAGTGTCAGCAATCATCAACCGTAAAACATGGAAGCACCTTCCATAAAGGAGATACATCGTGGCCGGAGAGACAACTTTGGATTTAGTCCCAACCGCCCCCCTGCTGACTTCCAAGTCCGTGGGGCAGCTCGTAGCACAAAAGCACGTTGTCGCAATCAGGACCACCGACCTTGCGACCAACGACATCACCGGAGTCTGCAAGGTTCCGGCAGCGTCTACCGTATTCGGCTTTTTCCTTCATACCGATGATCTCGACAGCAACGCATCCGAAGCCCTCGTGTGGTCCGTCCTCATCGACACCACCGTTGTACAGGCAGGGATCACCAACGCGACCGCGAAGGCCGGTACCTTCTTCGCCTGCTCCACTGGTCCCGTCACCGTGGACGCCGACACTGTTGTGTCGCTCAAGGCGACTACGGCGGCAGGGACCGCAGCGGCCGGCAACTGCACCATCACCCCCGTCTACACCACATCCGCATAAGGAGGAGGGGCGGCAACGCCCCTTAACTCTATGGTCGTCAAGTACATCGGACCATCGGCATCGGTGGCCACTTTCGGACAAGAATTCATGCAGGGCGTAGCGGCGGCAGTTTCCGACCCTCACGCCTTCCGCAAACTCAGCAACAACCCCACTTTTGAGGTGGTCGAACATGGTGATAGGCAAACTGGCAGAGAAGGTGATGCAGAAGTTGGGAGTATTCGACCGCAGCAGCGGAATAGCGGCGGAAGACCTCGAAAACGTCGCTGACGCCTACAAAGCCGTGTACTACGTCCTTTCGGATGACGGGCTCGTCTCATGGGCCTACTCCGCAAGCGACGAAGCCGACATTCCCGACCGTTTCAGCCTCTCGCTGATAAACCTCATCGCCGCCGAAATTGCCGACTTCTACAGCGTTCCCCCACCGGGGGAGGGGTGGCTGGCAACCAAGGAGATGGCAACGCGACAAATCCGTAAGCAGCTTGCCAGTGGACAGCCGACAGAGACGGTTACTGCGGAGTACTACTGATGCAGACCCGCTCTCTCCCCATAGGCAACGGCGTCACCCTGGACATCAACGACACCTCTGCAAAGGACGGCGTTTCGATTTCCTTCGTCAACGCGTACACCGACCGCAGCGGCGCAATCCGCACAGTACCCGGATGCACCGAATACGCCGACACCGGAGCAGGCGATGTGCCGGTATGGTCCTACTACTCCACCGACCTTGAGGTATTGGTTATCGTGGCAGGCGGGCGGATTTTCACGCAGACTGAGCAGGATGGGGCGCTCATCGAGGTATCCGGCGCGACCATTTCTCTGACCTCCCCTCCGACCTTCACCGAAGATGCCGACAACATCTTTTTCGCCGCCGACTCCGTGATTTACAAGTTGCAAGGAACCGCAGCAACCGCCGTTCCGAATTCGCCTTTGCACGTGACGAGCTTGGCCTACATCGGCGGCTACCTCAAGGCAAGGGGAGAGCTGGCAACTAGCGCAGTTGCAGGCGATACGCACTACAGCGACGATAAAGCCAACGGGTACGCGGCATGGGAGGTCTACAACAACGAGTCCCGCCCTGACGCGCTGATGGCGATTGTGGTGGCTTACGAGCAGATCTACAACATCGGGCGCACGTCGCTTGAGGTCAGCTACATCGACGGCACCGTACCTTTTAGCGTCAACAAGAACGCCGCGCAGCACTTTGGGACCATGGCGCCTCACTCGGTAGTTTTCGACGGCGAGAGCCTGTACTACCTCACGGAAGTGGCGAAGAGCCGAAAGATCATCCAGCTTGCCGGTGGCGGCAGTCCTCAAATTATCTCCTTCCCCATTGACGTGCCAATAGAGAAGTTTGAGAGAGTGGACGACGCGCAGGGCTTCATTATGGCATGGGCGGGGCAGAATGGGTACGCGATCACCTTCCCGACCGCCAACGCCGTAGTGGATGAGCAGTACTGGACCGGCATCACCCTTTTCTATCACCTGCAGAGTAAGGCATGGATCATTCTCGGCCAATGGGACGCAGCGACAGCGACCTATGGACCCTATCGCGGTGTCTCCTTTACCTTCGTGGAGCCTTGGGGCTTGCGGCTCATCGGAGGCAGGGACGGCAAGCTGTACAAGCTCCAGGCTACGCAGGGGCAGGATTATACGGACGCACCGGAATTCCTGCACAGATGGCGCGATAACGGGACGAAGGAATGGGGCAACGGGCGGCAAGTGTCGCTAGGGCTGGCAGGGAGATACGAGCAGTTCCCCTCCATCCGGCAGTGTGGCGCATACCGCAGCAGACAGCATCAGTTCATCTTTACCGACCACACCGACGCAGGGGAGATATTCCGCGCTTCGATCAAGACCGGCCACATCTCACACAAGGTACCGAACAAGAAATCCGCAGTAATGTACCGCTATGACGTGCAGTGCGGGCAACCGGAATTTATGCTTAACGGCGTGGTCGAGCAGTTCGACGTGCTTAGGAGCTAGTATGGAATGTTGGGTAAGTCGTGAAGCGTTAAATGAGATGGTGTCAGAAGGTGAGCGTGTGTTCCCTCTAGAAACGGGGGGGCTATTGCTGGGGTATTGGGGCAATGGCTCGCCAGTTGTTACAACAGCGATAGGCCCCGGCCCAAAAGCGACACATGAGCGGTTAAACTTCGAACCCGATTACGACTGGCATACATTAGAAGTTGGCAGGCTTTACAAAGATAACGATAAGTTGTTCTATCTCGGAGATTGGCACACTCATCCATGTGGGCCGTCATTCCCTAGTGAGATGGACACTGGCGTGTTGCACATGCTTAAAAACAACGAAGACGCTCAAACGCCAAAACCCTTGATGCTAATTCTTGGTAACCACCTTGACCGCTTAGGAGCGCATTGTCTGACTTCAAATGGGGTAGAGTCGCTAGATATAAAGGTATTTGACTAATGGCGGGCGAGAACCCGCGTAAATGCTTTAGCCAGCCGGCTATACAAGACAGACAGAAAGGGAGACAGACATGATCATCAAAATTAAGCAAGGCGCAGTAGATCAAAACTCTTGGCGGTTCCACGATGGCGTTCATGAGTTCAGCTATGCAACCGTGCAACGCTCCGATATCCCTCTCTTAGGCGGTGTGCCTCATAACGAGCAGATGGGTATTCAGTATGAAGGTGACGATGGTGTTGTGAGGGAAAATCACTTTGTGGGGGCGGCAATTCCGGATTATTGCCTATGCCTTACCTTCATCGACTTTAACGGCAAACCCCACGAGGTTTATACCGACGCCCCGGTTTATCTACTAAATGACGGCGGCAAAACCATAGAGCGTTTGGCATAACCACTAGCTGGCTGGCTAAATAAAGGAATTTATGTCCGAAAACCCGCAAACAACCCTCCCCCCTGTCCCGCGTGAGCCGATAGTAAGCAGCGGCGGGCAGACCTCAGCGCAGTGGACCCGCTGGCTGCAACAGGTGCAGCGTGTCCTTTCTTTCGCGGGCGGGATAGCTTGGGGGATCGTCAACAAGGCGGGATCTCGGTTAACTGACATCACAATCCGCACCCATGCCATGTTGCAGGACGTTCTTGGATGGAGCAGCGACGCCGACGACGCCCAGGTGCGGCACATTTCCAACGCTGACGGAAAGGTCTGGCAGGACCATGTTGACGAGACAGACGGCAATCCGCACGGCACCGACCATGCCATGTTGGATGAGATAGCCGAACTCGATCCGACCAGCACGGATCCGACCAAGGACCGGCACCTTTCCGACGCACAGGCTAAGGTGTGGCAGGGCCACACGGAAGCCACTGACAACCCTCACGCGACAGACCTTGAGCAAGTGACGGCAGCAGGGGCCAACTCTCCCATTCTGTTCTCCTGCGGCGGCAAAGTCGCTTTCACCCCCGAAGGCGGCGTGGCCGTCAAGCTCACCAACCGCACAGGGGCGGCATCGGTCAAGGGAAGCGTCCTCACCATGTCAACCGCCTACGATAACGCTTTCGCCCTACAGACAGCCGAATATGACGGCGTGGCAGTGGCATACGAAAGCGGCGTGGCAGACGGGGCGGAATCGTGGGTAGTGGTATCGGGCATCGCGGAAGTGCTACTGAAAGACGGCACAGCGGCGACTCACGGCGCGTGGACGAAATGCGCCGATACGGACGGACGCGCAGAGGCGACAACCCCGCCAAGCGGCATAGGGGCGCTTTCTACGGCAGACCATTTCAAGGAAATCGGGCATTGCATCGAGAGCAAGACCGCAGGAACGGACGTGCTGGCAAAGGTCGTGCTGCACTGGAACTAAGGAGAAACGCGCGGTGATAAAAACCCTATCCCTCTGCCCCACATGCTTCCGCAAGATCGAGGCCGAAATTGTCTACCGTGACGGGATGGTGATGATGGACAAGGAATGTCCTGAGCACGGCAAGTTTTCAGCTGTTGTGGAAAGGGACATCCAACACGTTTCCAACTTTTACCACCGTGGCACTCTTGGCAACAACAACACCATCATCATCCACACTCACGACCAATGCAACATGGCGTGTCCGTGGTGCTATTACCCCATGGGAAGCGAACCGATGCACCCGTTCAGCTATTACGATCAGGTGCTATCGGCCTACAAGGGCTCGTTCAACCTCCTTATGTCGGGCGGGGAACCTACGTTGAGGCCGGACTTTTTCGAGTTTGCAGCGGAAGCCCACAACTCCGGATGGGGCATCAGTGCCATTACCAACATGTTGAAGCTGGCGGATCACGATTTCATGATTCAGGCCCTTGGCTCTCCCGCGCTCAACCATGGCGACATGCTCCGGTTCGCCGTTTCAATGCAGCACCCGAAGAACTACCCCGAAGAGGTCTATAACCTCAAGGTGCAGGCGATAGAGAACCTTGAACGGGCGCAAAAGCGCGTCATGTGCGCCATGTTTAGCGTGCAGACACTGGATGAACTGGACTGGATACGCGAATGGTACGACTTGACCAAGGGCGGCTATCCGATGTTGCGAATCCGCACCATGTTCAAAAATTGGGGCAACAAGGGCGATGAGAACCGGCTTTTCCTGTCGGATCTGCACAAGGCGTTCTTGGAGAAGTTCGCAGACCTTCACCCGCGCATTTCCGAAAGGGTCGAGCATTCGAACATGTACTGCATCTATCTGGAAATGGACGGCGGTATGCAGGTATCGCTCAGTTCCGCGCCTACGGTCGAGAATCTTGACTATCATCAGGCATCGCGGCCCGTCTACATGCTGGCGATGGATGGGCGCTGCTACCCAGTCCCGATAACGCAGGTAATTAATGAGGGAATCGAAGCCGGATGGAAAGACGGTTTTAGGCTCCAACAAGGAGGTACGGTATGTGGGTAGCGGCGGCAGTGGTAGGCGCGGCAGTAGTTGGCGCAGTAGCATCAAACGTGGCAGCAAACAAGGCATCGAACGCCGCCGACGATGCATCGAAGAGACAGGCATCATCGGCCAAAACTGCCCTTGAACTGGAAAAGGAGCAGTTTGAATACCAGAAGCAGCTCAACGAGCCGTTTTACAACATGGGCCTTCCTGCGGCGGCATCCTATGCTTCAGCTATCACAGGGGAGCCCCAGAAGTATGTCGGGCTTGACGGTGTGGAACGCACGTCTGAGGTGTGGAGGCCGGAAGAGACGGACGCTTACAAGTGGCAGCAGAGCCAGATGGAGAAGAACACCAACCGCTCACTTCGGGCAATGGGGCGATACAACTCCACGTACGGCATGGACGCTATCACGAAGGGTAACCGCGACCTCGCCGCGTCCGAGTATGACCGGCAGTTGGGAAGGTTATCGGACCTCACCAACGTGGCAAGGGGCGGGGCTTCGTCGCTGTCGGCACTGTCGGGGCAGTACGCCAACAACGCCGGAAACAACATCGTGAACTCCGGCAACAATCAGGCTAACTCGATGCTGGCAAGCGGGATGATAAAAACCAACGCCATGAACAACAATGTCCAGGGGCTTTACTCTCTAGCCAACATGGGGATGCAGTACTACGGCAACAAGAAATAGGAGCCGACAATGGATGTTAACTACCTCGCATATGCCGATGCTGTCGGACGCAACAATGCCAACGCAGACGGGTTAAAAAGCCTGAGAGAAACGCTGGAAAAGCAAAGCGAGTTGGCACGGCTTGCACCCCAAGAGGCGCAGACTGCAAAGCTCCGCGATATGCAGATTAAACAGGCGCAGATAACGATTGACGATGCCGTAGCCAAACAGGGTGCGTTGTCTTCAATCGGTGGCACGCTGCAGGGCGGCTATGAGCAGCAGATGAGGCGGGAGCAGGAACAGAAGCAGACGGAAGCCAAGCAGAAGGGGCTTGAGACGTACCTGAACACCCTCAAGGCGCTTGACGGTATGTCGAACCTCGACCCGAAGGTTAAGACGGACATTGGGAAGCATTTCCTTTCTCAGAATCCTGAGTATGCGCCGATTGCCGCAAACCTCACTTTCGTGGACTCGCAGAAGGTCAAAGCCGCTCGGCAGTTCGGCGACGGCGAACTGAAAGACCCGACGACCGGCCAAGTCCTCCCTGCTGGATATTACGAAACAGAGGGAGAATGGACCGGCGATGCATCACAGCCGGTCAAGTTGACCAGTTACAAGCTTGTACCGGAGAAGCCTGACCAAGAGGCGCTGATCGACAAGCGATTTGCCAACCAGCAGAAGCTGCAAGCCGAACAGATAGCAGCGCAGGACCGGCGCACGGCGCAGCAGATAGCGGCGGCGGATAGGCGGGCGGCGAAGTCTGGAACCCGCGATACGATGCAGGGCGGCAAGCCCACAGGTGGCAAAATCCTCCCCGCTGGCCAACTGGAATCCATCGCAGACATGAAGCGCGTCAAAGATGTCCTGGCGGAAGCGTCCGACTTGCTCAAGGGCGGCGGAATCGATACCGGACCCGTTTCAGGACGCTTGCAATCTCTCGGCGCAAAGGTCGGGCTCGCATCTGACAACTTTGTTAACCTTCAGCAGAAAATGCAGACGGCAGAG